TCTTACCGTTGCCAAAGTATCCTGTGTCCATGTAGTAGAAATCTCTACCGGCAGCACGGCATGCTTCCATCTGTTTGCGTTTGGTTATGCCTCGCAACACAGCAGGAGTCATTGTGGTTTCTTGTTTGGCCCATGTTGATACCTGACCGCCTGCTCCTCGCACAAAACTTTCTAACACAGGATCGTACATGTGTCCTTTTCTTTCGTATCTGTATTCGCTGTCCAATGCCACTATTTGATCCACGGGCAAAGCAGCCAACTTATCTTGCAATGCCTGCAAGGTCATGCCATAGTATTCGCCTGCTGGATCCACACGATATTTTAATATGCTGTTGAATATTTCTTTTATCTCTGGGGCGATTTGATCAAACTCATGTGGTACAACTGCCGTGGGTTCGGGATGGAATCTCTGTTGGCAATGTGTGGTCAACTTTAGTTCGTTGTGCCATTGATCTGCCTGTACAGTATCAGCATATTCGTAGAAGCAAGGTGCGCCCAATGTGTAATGCAGAAGTTTAGCATCAGGATTCTCACCAAGTTCATCTGGCAACCAGTTCCAATCCCGGGGCAACTCACCTATGCGGTGATCTTCTAACCATGAGAAACGATGTAGGAATGCACCGGTTTGTTCTTGCACAAAATCAGGCTTGAGTATCCTATTGGGAAAAGCATTACAGTTCCATAAGATCACGCTGCTCCAGTTCTTGCGTGGGTAATCTTCGTTCTTGGCACCCATATACTTGTGCTGCATGATAGTCTTATAGTCGTGCTTGACCACCATGACATCTTTGTCATACTGTTTCATATCCCACAGCTTCACGATGTCATCACGTACTACCATATCACCATCAATGTATATGGCCCAACCATCAAATGACATCAGGTGCGGCACAAGGAATCTGGCATACACAAACTGATTTGAACCGTCGGTATGAGTCTCATCATAGTCTGAAAACAGGTTCAATGCTATGGGTATGATTTGCACTGGTTGGCTGGCATGGCGTATGATGCTGTTCACGCACACGTGGAATGTCACTGCTTCTCTGGGATCGTAACCTACAAATATTGGAATCATCGTCGCTCTATATCTTCTTCCACGCAGCGTGGACCGTACTGTATTTCTACCACCTTGAGTGGTTGGTCAGTTTCGTTACACAGTTGATGCCATTGTTCACGGCAGATGTGTATGTGATCAAACTTCTCATAGGTGCCCAACAGATCCATGTCTGTGCTACGATCTAGACTGTATACTGTGGCTCGGCCTTCTGATACAAACCAGTGCTCTGCCCTATCAGTATGTCTTTGCATACTAAGGCGTTGCCCGGGCTCTACTGTGAGTTCTTTGACTTTGACCTGCTGATCTTGTTCATGCAGAACACGATAGTAACCCCAAGCACGTGGAGTTTTAGGTGCTTTCCATTCTGTTAGTATCCATGAACTAGAGTTCTTTTTATCCTCACCGCCCACTCCAAACACAAACTCAAGGTTATCATCCTTGACATCCATTTCAGGAATGTTGGCATTGGTGCGGTCGCCGCCATTGGCAAATACAATGCGATCTTGGGGATAGCTCTGTCGCACCATCCATATAGCATGTTTGGCTGAACCATCCGAATCGTCAAAGTCGATAACGAAATCCACGCCAGTCATACCACGCAAGATAGCAGTACGTTCCAAGACTGGCATGAATGCCCGACCTTTTTTCTTTGCAAGCCAAGCATCAGAGTTCACACCTACCACCAGGATATCTCCTAGCTTTTTAGCTGCCTGTAGGTATGCGATGTGGCCAGAATGTATGGGGTCAAAGCCACCGGTGATCAGCACGATAGTTTTCATGCTGATATTTATATACGCCGATTATACCTGGATATCTTCCATGCCCGCTGTGCGCAAGCGAACGATATGACCCATCTGCCACTGTTTGGTATCCAGGCCCTTCATGATACCCAACCAGCGATTGCGCAGATAAGCCACTTCGTTGATTATGGTTTCATAGTCAATCACTTCGTCCTCACCATCCACATACTTTTCTGCATCTCTGCTGGTCAATGCACGAGCGTAGGCCTCCAAATATTTCTGGAAATGCCTACGACGTATCTTGCGCAGTTGGATGTTGAGATAGTTCAACACAGCCTCAATCTCTTGAAGCTGGTTGAACCGTTGCTCAGTGATGCCGGGCAGCATAGAGATATTCTTCTCTACCATGCCTCCTATGCGGCAATCTTTTTTAGCATCCTCAAGCTCATGCTCGTAATGAGCTATGAAGTCGGGGATACATCCAAGATTGGCTACTACACGGCTATACCACATTATTTTTCTTCGTCTTCGAAGTCCTCGTAATCTTCTTCTTCGACTTCTTCGTCGGCATCGTCAAGGTAGCTAGTTAGCGCACGTTTGACATCAGCATCATTCTTGAAAGCGTCGCGGATGTCATCAGCATCAATGTCGTTATCGATCAACACAGCTACCAAAGTTTCAGCAGCTTCTGTGATGTCTGGCGTGGTCACATACCGTTTGAGTTCGCTCCAGATTTCGCTGGCAAGTTCTTGGCTCATTCAGATTCCTCCTGTTCGGCTGTACTTACCTCAGACTTCTGATTTCTAAAGTCTAGCATGACTTTGTCAAGACAACCATCTTCGTTGGCTTCCCAACCCTTGCGGAAGTATTTGATGATTTCGCCATCGCTGGTGATAAACATGAGCCTGTTGCCGTCCTTCTTGAGCAGGCCTTTCTTTTCAGCCAAGTCAGTGAGTCCTGAGTAGGGGTTCATACCCGTCTCATAAGGGATCTTGACCTGCACGCCTTCAAAGGGTTTGGCATAGCGTGTTTTCATTACTTTACAAGCAGCTCGGATACCCATGACGTCTGAAATCTTGTTGCCATCTTCATCTTCTTTGAGCTTGAGTTTCTTCATAGCAACAACGATTGAGCTGGCGTAGATAAAACCTTGACCACCCGAAATCTTGTCATCTGGATCAAACATATCCTGGCTTGCGTATGTGTGATTGGTACATACCAAGCCCACATTGTAGCTACCAAACATATTCACACAGTTGCGCACTAGTGCCGTGAGTGCTTTGGGTTTACGACCCAAGTCACCCTTCATTTCACCAGCGTCGAACTGGTTTACGTCTGTGGGTGTCAGCAACATGCCCAATGAGTCAATCACAAACATGACCTTGGGACGCTCACCATCTGCTAGGGCTTTGTAGTCACTCATGAATGTGCTAATGGTCTTGGCCACATCGTCGATCATGGCCATGCTCAGTTTCAACAGTTTGCTTTCGTCTGTGTCCACGCCCAGTGCTTTGAGCCAATCCTCGTCCAAGGCGTTTTCAGAATCAACCAACACCACGAAGATGCCTTGTTGTTGGGCATTCTTGATGATGTTGCCTGAGCAGATGTAGCTCTTGCCTGCACCTGACTCGCCAGCAAACACAGTGACTTTGCCTAGCGGAATGCCTCGGTTAAAGTCTCCGGAGATCAAGTAGTTGAGTGCGAAGTTGCCGGTACTGACCCAGTCTGTGGGATCGTTGAAGCCAATGCTGAGACCGTCGATGCTCTTGGTGATTTCCTTGCGGAACTTGCTTACGTCAAATGGTTTGCCCATGTTTTACTCCAATGTAATAAAATTATTTTCTATCAACGAATTCTTGTAGAATAGCTGTCTGTATTGTAACAGATTGTGGTCTAGTTTGTCAAAGTTTGCTAATGGTATATGGCTACCCACACACGGTATTTTGTTTTGATCACACCATGTCTGATATCCAGTTGGCATTGATCGTTGTCTAACTCGTAACACATTTAAATTTAGAGAGGTATATATCTCGTTAAAATTATTTGTGTCTGAATCATTGATTCGATCATCATGTTGCCATTTCTGCCAGGATGTTCTACCAAGATTATGGTAAGCTATTGATACATTACACATATCAAATTTTAATATGTCTGTGCCAAAATGATTAGGCATCGTGTAATTTGTATTTGCAGTGGTTGCTTTCATATCATGTGTGGATTCTTCTATAGCATGGATCAGCTTGTTGATTGCCGCCATGTCTCCAGGTAACACACGATCTGATAACGCAGAGACATTAGGATAGCGTTGGTGAAGTTTGACCCATTGTCTATGTAAATGGTTTAAGTCATCCTGATTACTAGTATCAAAATCAAAGTCAAAATCTGTTAAATGCAAACGGCTTTGAACAAATGATCGTATACGACCAAAACGATGTTGTAACTCTTGACTTAGTGCGGCGTATTGTAAGTTTGATACAGTGTATTGGTTAAGAGATTGAGAGTTGAGGTTCTCTATAAAATAATCGTACACACTGTGATTTAAAATCTCAAGTTCAATAGCATCACGAGTCTGAGTCCAACAAAGTTTTGGCATATACAATATAAAGCCCCAAAGGGCCTTATTTGATCACTTGGCTGCTTGACGGCTACGGATCATGGCCAGGATATCCTGAGCATTACCCGCGGGCTTTGCGGCCTGCACAGGTGCTGTGGCAGTGGCTGGCTCATCTTCAAATGAGTCCTCAGCAACCACAACAGGTGCTGCTTTGGCTTCTACCGCAGGAGCAGCAGCTTCGTCACCACCTTTGGCACCACCAGGTGCTTGAACACCAGCAGGACGGAAGTACTGACCCCAACGCTCGGTGTCGTAAGGTTGACCATCTACACTTGCTTCAAACATCTCTTTGATCACTTTCATTTCCACTTCCGTGGGCTTCTTGGGCAAGAAGGTGCCGAGATCAAACAGGCCATGTTTCTCAACGGCTACTTGTTCGGCTTCTGTGAGTGCTGACTCTTTGCGAGCCCACTTTGAGCTGTTGTAGTCAGCGAAACCACCTTTGCTGGTTTTAGTGATACGGAAGTCCAGACCACGCATGGTGTCGGTGGGCAGTTCTTCCAGTTCTGGATCCATCAATGCGCCCTTGATCAGGGTAAACAGTTGAGGTCCGATGATGAAACGTCGGATGGGATTCTCGGGGCTCTTGTCTTCGCTCAGTGGGTTCTCACGCACAAAGCCTTGGAAGATGTAGCTACGCTTCTTCCAATACTTACGACCCATGTCCTCCAAGCTCTTGTCCTTGAACCAAGTACGGACTTCGGCCAATACAGGGCAGCTCTCGCCCCACATTTCCACGCAAGGGACTTGTACCATCACTTGTTTGGATTCCATTTCACCCTTGATGCCATTGAATGGCAAACGGATCATGGCGCGTTCGGCCCAAAAGAATGTGTTTTTTGTGTTTGCGTCCGGAAGGAACCGGAGTGTGGCGCTTTGACCTTCTTCCATATTCCAGTGTGGGTAAATCGAGTTATCGCCACCACCTTGATTGGAACCGCCTTTGTTTTCTGATGCTGCCAGTCTTGCTCTGATTTCTGCTAAAGATGCCATAGTATGTTTCTCCTTGAAAGTTGCCTATGTGTGTTGCCTATCTAAACGATTTAGATGTTTGTGTAGCTGCCTGTGATACTAAACAA